CAGACACTTATTACAGAAAAAGATAAGACAGGTAAATTTGGAAGGGTACTTGGTAAGTTTAAAGTACACGAACCACACCTTGATAGAATGGTAATACTTAATGAATTTATGGTTGACAATCACTACGCAGTAGAGTATCATGGTCAATCTAAGTATGATATAGACGAAATACACATGGAAAATAGAAAGAAATTAGATGGCCGTTCCAAGTAAATACATTAAAAGTGTAGTAGATGCAGCTAAAGGTAGACCAAAATCAACAGACTGGTATAGAGATAAAATCAAAGAATTTGGTAAGCCTGGTGCGTTAGATTTAATCAGAGATGGTAAACAAGCAACAAGACCTTTCTTTGGTCGATTGAATATGTTTTTCTATGACCCAAAGTTAAAAAAGAAATTACCATATTACGATAGGTTTCCACTAGTGTTGCCATTAGAGAATTATAATGATGGGTTCTTAGGAATTAATCTACACTATCTACCAATACCATTAAGAATGAAACTACTAGATAGATTAGTAGACTTTAGTAACAACACAAAGTTTGATGAGTCTACAAGATTAAATGTAAATTATCAAAACTTAAAAAGAGTAAGACTTATTAGACCAACAATAAAAAGATATCTTGCTGGTAAAGTTAAATCAAGATTTCGTAGAGTAGATGCAGATGAGTTTACAGTTGCAACATTATTACCAGTTCAAAGATTCTCTAAAGCCACTGCATCAGAGGTTTGGAAAGATTCAAGGAAGATGATTTAATGCCCAAATTTAATTTAGGAAGAGTTTTACAGGGAACTGCATACGGTGTTCTAAACGAGATACTCGCAGAGTTTCGTTCTGATGATGGTTATGCATTACCCTCAAGGTATGAAGTTGTAATACTACCACCACAAGGAACTAGAGGTAAACCTCAAGGTGCATTAAATAATATATTTGCAAAAGTTATGCAAGAGAATACTGGTGAAGGAACAACAAGAAAAACTGGACTGCAATGTGAGTCCATAGAGTTTCCTGGCCGTAACCTTGACACTGCACCAGATACAAACATATACGGCCCAACAAGAGAAATAGTGCAAGGTTATTCTTATGCAGAAATAACTGGTGTGTTCAGATGCTCATCTGATATGAGAGAAAAATCATTCTTTGAAACTTGGCAAAGACTTGCATACAATCCACAAACTTGGTCAATGGGTTATTATGATGATTACAGTGGTGCGTTAGAAATACATCAATTAGACCAAAAAGATAGAAGAAGATACGGAGTACAATTAATAGAATGCTTTCCAAAAACAATAGCTGCACAATCATTATCTGCACAACAAGCAACAGATGTACAAAAGATAAGTGTAACTTTTAGTTATAGATATTGGAAAAGTTTAACAGATGAGGCAGACCTACCAAAACCTTTGCGTGATAGAATTGAAGAGGTTGTGGTAAACAGTGCAGAGAGGCAAATAAGAGCTGCAATACCGAGAGTGTTGTCTAGATTATAAAGGATAATTTATCATGGCTTTACCAAAGTTAAATACACCAACCTATGAGTTGGTGTTACCGTCTACCAACGAAAAAATAAAGTTTAGACCTTTTCTTGTAAAAGAACAAAAGGTATTACTAATTGCACAAGAATCTAATGATGACGAACAAGTTGCAAATGCAATGGGGCATTTAGTTAAAGAATGCACCTTTGGAAAAGTTAATCCAGATACAGCACCAATGTTTGATATTGAATATTTGTTCTTAAGAATTAGAGGTAAGGCTGTTGGTGAAACGGTAGAATTAAATATAACTTGTCCAGATGATGAAAAAACAAAAGTAAGAACAAAAGTTAATCTAGATGAGATTAATGTTCAAATGACAGCTGAACATACAAATGAAATAAAATTATCTGACAGTATAAAAATGTTTCTACGATATCCACTCTTAAGTGATATGAAAGGTGTAATAGGTGATGTTGGTGATATAGAAAGAGTTTTTGCAATTCTTAAAAAATGTATTAATGAAATACATCATGGAGATAAAATTTACAATAGAGTAGACATAACAGATAAGGAACTTGAAGAGTTTATTGACTCTATGACAAATGACCAACTACAAACAGTGATGGATTTCTTTGATACTATGCCTAAACTTCGTCACGCAGTTAAAGTTACGAATCCTAAAACTAAGGTAAAATCAGAGGTTGTGGTGGAGGGCCTCCAAAGTTTTTTAGGATAGCACTTGCTCACGATAGTTTATTTAATTACTATAAAACTAACTTTTCGTTGATGCAACACCATAAATATAGTTTGACAGAACTAGAAGATATGATGCCTTGGGAAAGAGAAATATATGTGAATCTTTTAATGCAATTTATTGAGGAAGAGAATGAAAGAGTAAAAAAAGAAAATAAAGGATAGTCACATGGTTGACAAGATTACCAAAACAGTTGATGATGAGGTTGCGAAAAAAGACTTAAATGGTGATGGACACATCTCACAAGAAGAGATGGAGATGGATTTGGAATTTAAAAGAAAAGAACTAGAAGATGCAGATGCTCGTAGAGATGCAATGCGTAAGATGGCTTGGTTCTCTTTACTTGGTATGTTACTATACCCATTCGCAGTGGTACTTGCAAATCTCATTGGACTAGAACAGGCAGGAAAGATACTTGGTGATATGGCCGCAACATACTTTGTTTCAGTTGCAGCTATTGTTATGGGTTTCTTTGGTGCAAACGCATATTCAGATAAGAAGAAGAAATAATGGCTGAAATATCTGATTTACTTACAGAAATGAAACAACAAGGAGCATCTCGAAGAGAAGAGATGCAAGTTCTTAAAGCAAGTAGAGAAGAATTAAATAATCTTAAACAAGAAATTGAAAAACAAGGTGGTGATGCAGAGAAGAATAAAGAGTATAGTAAACAACAACTAGCTTTAGATAAAAAAGAATTTCAATTAAGTTTAAAAACAATGTCACCTTCTGCAAAGAAGGAAACATTAAAAGACCAAGCAAAAAAAGATGCAAGACAATTAACTGTCCTACAAAGAATCAATCAAGGTATTATGGGATTTGGTTCTAGTTTAGCAGATAAAGGTAAAGCAGCTGTTGGTGGTATATTTGGTTTTCTTAAAAAGGCTGCAGTGATTGCTCTTTTATTCTTACTACCAAAAATACTTAATAGTCAGTTTGCAAAAGATACAGTAAAATTTTTAGAAGAAAAAATACCTATCGTATTTTCAAATTTAAAATCTTTTTTTGGAAGAATTGTAAAGGGTTTTGGCCCATTAATAGATTTTGCTAAAGACCGAAGTTTTGAAAACTTTAAAGCATTGTTTAACGCAGACACAGGTATTGCAGCTGGGTTTGCACTTCTAACTGCGTCACTTTTAGTTTTTGGGCCTGCAAGAATTTTAAAAAGTAGTCTTGGTTTAGCAATTAAAGCATTTACATTAGGTCTTAAAGGAGTTGGTAAGGGTTTATCAAAACTAGGAGGTGGTGGTAAAACTTTTGTTGATAAACAAGGAAGAACAAGAGATAAAAAAACTAAGGCATTTAGTAAAGCACCTTCTTTTGGTAAAACTTTACTCAGAGGTGCTGTTAGGTTTGGTGGTATAACTGCAGCTGCAATGACAATATATGATGGTGTAAGAGCTGGTATGGAGGAAGCAGGAAAAGAAACTGCAACTGCTGGTTCTATTGCAAGAGAAAGTATTTCTGGTGCTATATCAGGAATTACATTTGGATTACTTGAACAAGAAACTATTTCTAAATTTATGACAAATATTGGTGATAAAACAATAGAGGGTTTTAATTTTGTTAAAGATGGTTTTACTACTGGGATAGAAACTATTAAGAATGTAGAGATACCAACAATGGAGGAAGTGGGAGCTTCTATAACAGAAACAGGACTTAAAATTAAAGATGGTTTTGGTAAAGTCAGAGATAAATTGACAGAATCAAAAGATATGTTGGTAAATAGTTTTGAAGAAGTTACAGGAATAGAGTTACCAAAGTTTGATGATGTCACTGAAAAACTAAAAAAGTTTGGTGATAATTTAAAAGAAAGAGTATTATCATTCATACCATCAAAGGAAAGCATACTAAGTTTTGGTGGTAAGATTAAAGATTTTGTTGCAGATAAATTTAAAGGTTCAGAAAACCAACAAGAAAAAATTAAACAAGCTGTTGATGAGGCACTTAAACTTCATTTTGAAACTGACCATGTTGCAGAAAAGATACAAGAAAATGCAATGAATAAAGATAAAGTATCTGCTGAGGGTTCATCACCAATGCTTGTTAGTAATAATTCAAGTAGTAGTAACACGAATAATTATGCTAGTTATAATACTCGTGTTACTTCCACTGATACTTCAACTCAAAATATAGTTAATCAAAATTAACCATTCGCAAGTTTATTGAAGTAGTCCATAGTGTCTTCTTCTTCTTTAACTACATTCTCAACAGGTTTCGTATCTACCTTTGGTGCAACAACGGCATCATCAACAACTGTTTGATTACTTACCACTTGTTTACCAGATAGTACTGTGTCCAGTCTTGTCTTAAGTTCTTCATACGATTTGAAGTTACTTGGTGCAGTGAAGTCTGCCAGTGAATACTGTTCTTTCCAAATTCTTTCAATCGCACTATCGTCATCTAGAATTGCAGATGGAGCTTCAAACTCTGACTTATCATAGTTCCAATAACCATCAACTTTTCTAATCTTCAACTTAAAGTTTGCACCCTTCCAAAAATCAAAAGGATTGATAGGTGATTCATCTTCGAACTCAGGTTGCATTGCAGCCATAAGTTTGTCAAATATCTTCTTACCATATCTAAACAAGAAAACTTTACCCTCATTGTGTGGGTTCTTAGAGTCACTCACAACATAGATGTTTGAGTAATACTGTAACTTTCTCTTTTGTTTCCTTGCAATCTCCTTGTCACTTTCCACACCAGAGTTCCACAAAGAACTGTTATACTCTGATACAGGGTCTTTTTGGTTCAAGGTTGTTAATGAGTTCTCAATAAACCATTGACCAGTAGGCCCTTGAAATGCGTGACTCCATAATTTAGTCCAAGGCAAGTCTTCACCTTCGATTGCTGGTAGAAATCTAAGGACTGCGTAACCATTACCAGATACATCTAGTTCAGGTTTCCATAGT